TCAGAAGGCTTATTAGAACCATCGCTAGTAGCAACACCATCCGCGACCAAGACGTTGCTTGATGGTGAGATCAAATCCGTATAAAGGATGCCATCAATAGCCTGTGTAGAATCAACCAATAAACTAGTATAAAGCGATTGTCCTATTTCCCAATTATTTAAATCAAAAAAAGCAGTGATAGCCGCCTCTACTTTCTCTTTCACTACTGAAGCTTCGGCATTTCTATGCAAGATGACATTGATCTTCAAGTCAACGCGCTTTTGATATCCAGAAAGCACTTCGACTGTATCAGTAGCAACATTTAACTGGTTTACATAAGTCTGAAGAGCATTTCTGATGCCTTGATTTGGCGCGCTAAGATCCTGCATCAGGACATATAAGTCTACTATGTTAGCGTTGTATCCAGTACGCACAGTCGCTAGAGCTTTGCCAACAGTACCGAATGCTGGGTGCGAGAATGATTTAGCAGCCTGAGCATAATCACCAGACGTCACTATCGACTTCTGTAAAGCATAGTCTTTTGGTGCCCTTTTCTTGGCGTCCTCTTTGCTTTCTCTATCGGTCCCACCAGAAGACGCAGTTATGTTCCTAAATCTAACGGATACTGGTACTGTGGCCGGAGACAATGGCTTATATTGGCGAGACGTATCAATCACAAAAGAACCTATCCGCCCCCTGATCCCACCACCCACCCTATAGGTGACGCTAATAATACTCCCCACTTTAGGGGCCTTACCAGTCACATCATCACCAAACCTCAAAGTGATCCCAGTCGATAGAATAGTCGCCTCAACCACCAAATCATTAGGACCATATCTCTCAATGGGCTCAAAAATCACAGTAAAAGTCTGCTTAGAAGAACCATAGCTAACGCTTACAGTTATCGGCGACTCAAGGATATTATCGCCAGAAATATTAATAGATTGAGATGAACCACCAGGACTTAAACTATCAGGTGACGTGACAGTCTCGCCCTCTATCCCAAAAGCAATAACCCCCCGCTTACCAGCAGGAATGACAATATCACTCACATAATCATTTGGAGATTTATAAACCTCATAAGTCAACACAGTATTATTAGCTGCGGCAGTATTAAGCTTGATCCCAGCAGGCAACCGAATATCAGTATAAGAGACGTTCTGAATAGAGACCTCTATGTCAGTCGTAGCAGGTGTCGCGTTTCTGATCTTCTGATTTATAAGAGCCAGATGGTTGACAACCGCCTCTTCTGTCGTGGCCGTTGGTAGAAAAGCCTCGTTTGCCAAGAGATCAGCTCTAAGTGATAGTTTACCGACTATGGAGCTGACAATTTCCACAAGCATTACTATGCCGTTACTAGCCACAAAATCATTAAACTGGTCGGGAAAATAAGTCTGAATGTACTCGTATATCGCTTTTCTAGACGTATCGAAATCTAGACCAGAATAATCTATCTTCCTTAAAGACGTAGGAGTTAATGCCACCCCATACTGTTGGGGGCTGCTAGGTAAGTCAAATAGAGTCTTATCAGCCATTTTATGCCCCTATCAATCTGTCAATAGTAATCGTTATTTCTGGGTTCCGCACCAGCGTGGCAACCAGAATGATATTCAACTGATTAGTGTCACCGACTTGTTTCAATTCTAGCCGAGTCACGCTGAGGCGTGGATCATGTTCTCTTATGGCTTGCGATATGGAATTCTTAAGCATATTGAGAGTGGTCTCATCCATAGGCTCCATAATAGAGCTACGCAATGTGGTGCCAAACGAAGGTCTATACGCTCTCTCACCAGGAATCGTCAATAATAACTGCAAAAGATCGTTTTTTATGAGCTGGGCGTCTTCTTGTCGAGAAAGAACCGTATTTTGACCACCAATGAAGGGCGGATTGAACCCGTAAAGAAACGCACTCATTTTATTAATGCCCCTATGGTTCTCATATTATTAGACTGAGCTACTATATCAGCAGAAAGCTTTGCGGCCAAAGCCTCCAAGCCAGTATTATCACTGATAATAGCATTAGCCCTGACCTGTAAACCAGATATAATGGTCGCCAAAGCAGATGACCCAGTAAGCTTCAAGGCATTGATAGTGCCGTTTATTTCATTCAACTGCTTAGCATTGCTCTGCAACGATACCTTTGTGGCTGCTAATTCTGATTTTAAAGAATTAACAAGCGTGGTAAGAGTCTCGAACTGAGCATTGAGCTCCGTTTGCATCAGATTGATCTGATCAGGTGTTAAACCCATTAAACCATAATCGTAGTAATTTAAGTCATGTGATATTTCAGAGGTAGCTTCAGGCACAATCGTAGCTGCTGCAGTCTCAGTCACATCACCAAACTCTAAAAAATCTCCTAGGCTCTTTATACGCTGAGAAGTCGCAGTCTTACCATTAGAGCCGTCAGATATTGTATAAATAAGGTTGCCATAATACGATCTGATCACGCTAGTGGCGTCTATTTTCATTAACGCTACGCCAGCTGGTATTTTCTGAAACGAAATATTAGATCTTATTGGCGGGTTGTCTGATATATTATAAGTAACATTCGTCTTCGCAACGAATTCTGGTATCTGCTCTCTGTAGAATCCTGTTGGATATTTTAATATCATGAGATTGGGTGTTCAATCACTTTACGGTCTGGAGCTTCGAATGTCCCATTGTATGTTTTAGCCCGATCTGTCGGGTAAAGCTTACCCGGAGCCTGAGACTGAGCTATCTCATTAAAACTAGTTGCCCCATTCTCCTGCCATTTCTTATTTGCCCGTAGCTCTTCCCTAATATTAACCAACGAACTACCAGCATGCATGTCAATGCTGGTAGTCGCCTTAAACCTTATAGACTGACCAGCAAAAAAATTAATGTCGCCATCAGAAAAGACATTCAAGTTACTCTTAGCATAGAGCTCTACGTTTCCGCCAGGATTGTGGATGAGTATTTTATTGCCACCATTTTCAGACCCGTCAGTTATAGCAATGAACATATCTCCAGATCCTCTGAAAATCGCACCCTGCTTCTTACTAAACCACACCCCCCTATTATCGCTATCGACCAATTCGACCCAAGGACCATCACCGCTAGCACCATCGCGCGCTTCAAATCCTTGATTTATACTTTCTGCGGCCACACCGCTTGTTTCTTTGGGGTTAATGCCACCCGCTCCATTATTAGATCTAGTCTTGAATCTGATATATTCATTATCTAAGTCGATTTTCAAATGGTGCGAATTTTTTTCGGGGTCCATAGTCATTATAGGCTTACCTATAAACTCATTCTCCTTCAAGCCCTTATACTCAGAAGACCATTCTGATCCAAGGCCAGATGCGATCATAGTATACTGATAACGATCATTTATTTCCATGCTCTGGCCATTAGGTGAGCCCCAAGATGAATGATTTAATTCTTCATTCTCATTAAATTCCCAATAAAACCCTCTGGGGTTATCAATCACTGATTCATTGTGAGCGCTTGGTGTTTTTCGGCCTTTGATAAGTATGCCATTACCAGATGGTTGTTCTAACTCGTCAGACTTTGATGGGTCACTACCTCTATCATCAATAACTAATTTATATCCGTGCCTAGAAACGATCCTAATCCATCTAGCGTCTCTATCGGCCCAGTGTATGTCTTCTTCTTCTGTGCTCGCTCCGGCCTCTTCAAGTAATGGTCTGGTCACAAACTTGTCATTTGACGGATCAAATCCTTTGTCATACGCTTGGAAAAGCATACCACCTTTGGTTCTGATTTTTATCCATCTAAAGTCATTTGTCTTTTCTTTGGATAATATGGTTGGTTCTCCATATTCTTTATCTCTCGTCTTAGACTCTATAGGTCCATCTTGAGCCCAACCAACATCACGGCATTCTATTTTATGGCCGTATCTTGTCAATAGCTCTATTCTTCTCTGGTCTGAGCCGTCTTCCGTGGTTTTGGGATGGTTTTCATTGATCAGCTTCTGTGTGTAGAGCCATCTTGCAGCCTCAAATTTATCATCTTTTGTCGCGTCGCCGTAGAATTCTCCATATTTCCCATCATCTTTTTTGTCGTCTTTCTGCCAATAGTATCCTTGATCCCCCATGATCATCATGTTACCGTATTTTGTCATACGCAACATGAATTTTTTGTCTGGATCATTTACCAATGGTTTTGCGAGCGTTGAACCGACCACATTTTTATTAACGGGATCTATATCTGGCGGCGGAGGAGGTATGTCATGTTCTACAGGATAAAAACCGATGGCGGATGATATATCAATATTCCCATAACGATCCTGATGGCCATATGTTAGCGGCCTACCATCTTTTGGCAGATAGTCTGGGTCATAATCTTTATAATCAACTTCTGGTGAGTTAGGAGGCAATTCTGGTACTTCCGCCACAAAAGGCAGTGCGTAATACTTTCGTTTTAGCGGAACGGCAGCTCCAGACCAAAGTGGTGCAAACGGATGCTGCTTCTCGAACGTAATCCATACCCAGTCACCTATACACGGCACTGCACATTTACCTGATTTTTTTCCACCCAAATCATGCGCTGGGCTAGCCCATGGACATTCGTCTGCCTTTAAGTCTGTGTCGTGCATATCAGGACACATGAATCTGATTCTATTCATAGCTAGAGGGTCATTTACTTCTACGACTCTTGATCTATATGATCCTGGGAATTTTTCCCAGAGTGTTTTCTTCCTTTGGTCGAAGAATTTTCCCCATGCTACGTCTGCTACGTCCACTTTATACTCCTGCGTGTACTATTGAGATTGCTGGGTATTTAATATTCAGTCCGACTGGGGGCCAATTCAAAGAATCTTGTACATTATTGAATGAAATAAGTACCCAATCATAGTAGGGCGTGCTGTATAGAAATTGACTAATTAAGTCTGGTCGCCCAGAATAGTTAGACGTCACAGTAAAGGAGCCCACATATCTGTTCGGTACTTCAGACGTGAGAAATGATGGTTTTTCCCATACTCCTAGTGTTTCCTTTCCATCAACTATTGTTAATGGCGTGTCTTTAAGTCTTGACGTTGATGAGAATATCATTAATACCATACCTCTGGGAATTGCACCAAGCTCTCTTTGCCTGGATTGTCTTTGGTTTTAGCGTCACCAAACGGTGCGAAGGATGCCCAATACACTAGATCAAAAGAAACATCAGTTCTTAGAGGATAAGAAATATCATATCCATTAATAGATGTACCTTGACTAGATTGTGAATTTTGAGAATTCTGTGATTGCCTAACTTTATCGACTTGTTTATTAGCACTCTCACCTTGTGGGGTAATTATCGGGCCACTATGTTTGATACTTAAATTTCTCATGAATGCTCTGCCTTGAACAGACGCACCCATACCCCACAATTTCATGTATATCAATGACTCATTATCGTCCATAAAACCAACTAAATCGAAATAATATGTTCGATATTTCTTAACCTCATTCATAACTCTAACATTATCCCATGAGCCACCATCGATTATGTATGATGTCTCAATAGACCAGTACCTTTCATTTGGTCCGGCATATGCGTATCCTGGATAAAGACCAGGAGTCTTCTTCCCATCGCCCAATTCTGAAAAATTACCAGACATTAAATCAGTGGTAACCTTTGGCGGAAATTGGAAATTTTGTATAGGCCCAGCACCATTTGGCGGGTACTGTAATAAAAACTTATCCTTTAGACCAACGTCGTGTATCGAATAATATTGAGTCATTTTAGTTTATCCATGAATTGTATTCTGTGGTCATATTTGTACGCGCGCCGCCAGCCATCGCTGCTAATTGTTCATTCATTATTGCTATCTTAGTATCATCCATTTTCTTGGCTTGTTCCATAAACCTAACCATAGTATCCCTCAATTCGGATATCGAACCGTCACCCTGTGGCTTATTAGTATCACCGCCGACCACAGTTGTCGGGATCTTGCTTTCCACCACCATCTCACTCTTAATAGGCTTCACCTGCATTGCCCCAGTAATATCCTTAATAGCTGGGGCCAATTTAGATATATTATCAATAGACTTAGACATAAATTCAGTTATGGCTGAATTAAGCCTTTCTATACTTTCTGCTATAAGCGTAATGGGTGACACTATGGTATCAACATTAGCGGACAGTTCAGTACCAAGGCCAATGATTCCAGCACTAAACCCTTTATAGTCGACAGCATTCAATGCAGCAATACCGCCAGCTGCGCTATTAGCACCAGAGCCAAGCGTACCGAGTGACATCCCAAAAGCAGCAATAGCGGGAGCACCAACTATAAAATTAGCAGCTACATCAACAACGTCTTTAGACATGGCTTTAATTGACCTATACGCAGTATCGACTTTACTATAATCAACACCACTTATAATCAGCAGACCCTTGGCAAGAGCCGCGACTCCCAACCCAAGCATCAGCAAATTCATACCATTTAGACCGGCGAGCCATCCAAGTGGGAAAGAAATCAGTGTCAGTGGTGTGACTGCCAGACCAGCTGCCACTCCTACCAAGCCCAGCGCAGCAGCAAAAGCCGTACCAGTTGCTAGTACCTGGACTGCACTATTGTTAGCGAAAGCTTCTATTAACGCTATTAATGGCTGATAAACATTAGTAATCGCCACCAACACGACTTCAAATGCTTTCGCTAATATCCAAGCTGCTGCCGATAGAGCCAACATGGCAACCACCAATATTGCAGTACCAACAATGGCTTGTGGGTTAGCCAGGCCCTTCGTAACTGCCACTAGAGCCTTACCAAATAAGTAAAACGCTAATACCATCGCACCCATAGCTATAACGGTTGGCCATAAGTTTTGAGCTATTACCTGAGCCGCTTTTGCGAAAATGTACATGGCGGCAGCCATACCCATGAAGATCAGAACATCTTTAGGTTTAATATATCTGACTAATTCGTGTAGTGCTTTGCCAATATTTTTTGCCACCTTAAGTATGATTTCACTCACTGTTACAAGCACATCACCGATGCTTTTAACAATTGATCTGAAACCATCCACTAGCCTAGTTGCTATTTTTATCACTGAATCAATAAGCGAAGTGAAAGTGTCTGTTATGCTCTTAGACATTTTCTGGACAACATTTGTGGTCTTAGTGGATGTTTTCGAAGCACCTGTATCGATAACATCAAACATGCTTAATATTCGTGTTTTAAGCATTGTAATTGTCTTGATAAGAGCTATTGCGCCAATCGCAGTAGCAGCTACCAATAATGCCAATGCCTTTTCCCAATTCTCAGTCCAATACTCTATATTGAAACTATACAACATATCTCTAAAAGATTTCAGCCAATCAATCATTTCAGTTGGAAAATTATCCTTTAGAGCTTTAACTAACAGATCCCAATTTTCATAAGCAAGATATATCCCAGATGCTAACAATGAAAAACCAAGCCCAATAGGGCCTAGTCCAAGCGTCCTAGCTATCATTGTAAAACCAATAAATGCACCGCCCAATTTTCCAACAATACCTGTTAACCACCCGCCGATCTCACCGAGGTTTTCTAATAACGTTACGATAAATTCGGCATAATAACTCGTTTCTCTTGCCTTCTTGATTGCTGTGATCAAGCCATTAAAAGCGCCTATAGCCATTTTTATCGGTATTGCAATTAACTTTAACGGTATAGCTATACCTTTTATGACGGACGCTAGCATTTTAAACACTGGCACTGCCACACTATTAACCATCTTTAAGAAGTCTATAAATGGATCTTTAAACTCCATGAAGGCGTCGGCCAGCAATGAATGAATTGTGTTTTGCAGTATAGCCAATTGTCTAGTAATTGTGTTATTAGCTTCATTGAAAGGATCGGCCATCTCTTTTGCGACTTTAGCGTTTACTTCCATGATCTTTTCAAAATCGGTAGCGCCCTTAACACCTTCTTTCCTGAGCATTTTGGCTCTTTCTAGCGCTATCATCATTTCTTCTGTCGTTTTAATACCGAATATGCTAGCTCTGCCTAATGCCATCTGCTCCATTCTAGCACGCTCGGTCGGTGATAATTTAGGATCATTCAGCTTTTCTAAATCTATCCCTAATTCATTTAATTTTAGACCAATAGAATCAACAGCAGCGCCATAATTTTCCGCATCTATATTTCTGCCCAATATTTTGCTTAATCTCATCTTATTCATGGCACTAGCATTAGCTTCGAACAAAGAAGCCGCAGCTTCAGTCGAACGACCCATCTGTTTTGCGAAACCGGCCAAAACCATCATTTGTTCTTTATAAACATTATTGACTATTTTTCCGCTTGCCGTTATTTTTCCGAATGATAGAGTTAAATCATCCACTGACATTTTCGTACCAGTAAGAATCTTGCCGACTTCACTAGAGTTTAAACCAAACTGCTTCATCATAGCTGCACTCATGTTTAACATTCGTTCAGCTTCTTCTACACTACCACCAGCCACCCTATTCTGCCTAGAAAACTCAGCAAGTTGGTCGATACTCACCCCCAGATACGTGCTTGCCTTAGCTATCGACACAGCCAGAGCATCCATCTGCGCTATCGGAGTAGAAACATTCGCTAATGCCTTATATGCTTCTATCGCCTTCTCTTCGGTCACGCCAATCTCAGCCGAGAGCATTCTTGACTGATGAACCAACTCATACTGTGACCCATATAGCCTATAATTAGTGGTAATGAAATTCTCCGTGGCCTGGTCAGCTTCTAATACACTACTTATAATCATTTTCCAGAACTTTATAGAACCTTCCGTCGTCATCGCATATTCGCGAACATGGCCGATTATATTATTAAGTGGCTTAATTAGAGCCTGCAATAAGACATTATCTGTCTGCAGATATTCGTTTTGGTCTTTATGTAGTTTGTTCTTATTATCAAGATCTTTATTAAGTATTTTTATGTTCTTATCAAGAGCGACAGCTTGTTTTAAATCGTCCTTAACTATCAAGTTATCTTTTTTATGCTCTTTTGCGTACTTGTTGTAAGCTGTGCTGTAGTCTGCAAATGCTTTAGTGTGTTTTTTGAATGTTTGCAAATTAAGGAGATTTAGTCCTTGCATCTGCTTTGTGAGGTCTTCTGCTTGCTTCATAGCAACATTAGTGGTGTTATATGACGCGGTGATGTTTGCAAATGATGAGTCTATTACTTTCATATGGTCTTGTATTTTTAAGACCGTTTCGCTGAATACCTTTTGTATAATTGTGTTAACATTTTTCTCAAAGTCTATTACCTTAGTTTCTAAATTATCAAGTGACTCTTTGGCCAGAGCATCATCTATTGATAAAGCTATTTTTAAAGCTTGTTCGTTTATGTTCGGCATTCATGAAGTCCTCTTAAAAATATATTTAGCTTAAACGTTTGCCTTCTGCGTTCTTATCTGTCCTATAGATGTATAACGTGGTATACCATGTCGCAGACTTAAAAGTATGTTCAAAACCGTATACTATCCAAGTTCCCGACATATAATAATCCTTGTCTGGGTCATCAGCACTAATGGTTTTATTCCAGTCGATAAAAATAGTATCAACGCCCAAACCAACAGTATTAATGTACTCACCATGTCCTTTAACGACTATTTTGGCCTTAAAAATAGACGGCAACAATTGCAAATATATTTCTCTTGCTCTGCCGCTGATATAGTCTTTATAATCCATTCCCATATCATGGCTTGTATATTCCGGTATCGGCATAATATGCGTCATGCCAATGTAAGGCTGCTTACTATCAGGATCGTCCATCGGCCTTAAAAAGCTATGGTCATAACGAACCTTCGGATATTGCTTCTTCTCAGTGTTTCGGTCTTTAGCCACCGTATAAATTTCTTCCTGGTCAGTAACCCTATCAAGAGCTTCGCCATAATAAGCAGATGAACCGGGAGAAACCAACTTCGTCGTGCTAAGATTTAACGCATTATTAGCAACGGTATCAGAAGAAGAAATCGAATAATTAAAAGACTCAGCGAACCTAGTGTAATATCCGCGTTTCTTAGAAATCATACTCCCTTGATCATTTATAAACATATTATAGCCGTCGACCTGAACGATCCAATTAGTCTTGGTACTATTTAATGAAGATGACCATTCAAGCATAGATGATATGAACGTTTTAGGATCTTGCCTCATCATCCAATAGCGATTTATCGATGAGTCTTTCGTCTTGTCCATTTTGAGAGTGAGATAATTAGCATATTTCTTAACCACTTGTGATATTACTTCATCAAGTCTACCACGGTAAGATTCTCCGCCAGCGCTACCCATGTTCAAATAGAAAGACGCAGGGTCTATAGCTATGAATGATATATTCGTTCTGTCGTCTTGGGGAGTATAATATTCAGTATGAACGACTATGGCGACTTGTCGCTCAGTGCCATATTGTGGGGCATCAGGCTTGTTAGGGCTAGTCAGATAAGCAAAAGTGATCTCTAATGGAATTGTTCTACTGTTCTCAAAATATCCTTCCTTAATAAAAGACGTCATAATCGCACCCTCTGGGTCCGTTATTTCAATCTCTATAACATATCCAGCGTTGGCCATACCGCGCATGATCATGCTTTTTACATTATGGCCCCAATTTACCCCCGGCAACAAGTCAAACTCTAAATATACATTAGGGTACTTTTTATCTAATGGAACTTTTGGCTCAGCCATGTTATTGCAATACCTTCGATTTAAAGACAATGACAAGTGCGTCCTATATGTATACTTTGGAGAAGAAGGCGATAAAATATATGGATTAAAATCGATCGACATCCCGACCAATGAATCAGATCAATTAATAACATTTAAAAACACAAATAACCAGCAAGCCACAATTAACTGGCTAAAAACTTTCATGCCACTCACTTATAAAAATGCCTATAAAGAGTACGACAAGAACGATTTTATTATCATGACGAGCCATATTGTATCCTTCTGTTAAGGTCCATTAAAGAAGGAATACCTAACTTGATAATATTCTTATCAAAAACCTTCCTTACTTCTTCTTTGGCCATCTTACATCCAGTTATCAACTCATTCCAGTCTTTCGCACCATCATATGCCTTAGGTCCAAAGACACTGTAGTATATCGGGTATCCTAGCTGAGATATTAGATGATAATTAGACACAGCACTCTTTAAACCAGCTTTATCATTATCGGGAGCAAGTATTAAACCCTTCTTAGGATTAATCATTCGAATCTTTTGTAGTTGATCTTGCGTTAATATCGCCCCGCCAGTAGCGACGCACTGCTCACCGAGACTGTGTTTGTCGAAAATTGCCTCAACAATGATCAGATAATCATTGAAATTAATGCTATCAAAACCATATAAAAATTGTCCTTTGGTAGCCGTTACTTTACCTACTAACTTATTTTTTTCATATACTTGGGTATCAGGGAACCTGAATCTCTTATTTAGGTATGACCTGCTTTGCCAATACACAAGACTGTCAAATTCATAATATGGCCACACCACATGCGTCCCCACGCATCTAAGGTCATTTTCTTGGATCTCTTCATCCGTGTAGCCGCGAAAGTTTAACCACCGCTTTAGCAAATCAAATCTATCGCCCTTGTGGTCTGATAATTTTAGGCATCCGGTCGGTAATTCTATGTCATATTCTCTAAGATCGATCTTTTCTGCTTTGTTAAACTCTATCGCTGACCCATCGAGAATAGCCTTAATGGCGTCGCCGGTGCTGCATTTTAAGTATAGACTGACAAATCTTACAAAGCTGCATGATCGTTTTCCGGTTTTTGGATTGATAGATCCACTCCACTCGTCTCCTCTCCAGTCATGGCATACCCCTTTGTTTAGTGATATGTTGAAGTGGTATCCAGTGTCTCCATTGAGTGGATTACATATCACTAATTCTTCGCCTTGTTTTCTCGGTTTACTATCAAAATGCTTTTCTACAAAAGCTCTAATTTTTTCTGGCGGTATGCGTATTGTGCTCATTTTTTAGAAATACAACAATACTGCAACAGAAATGGGTGAATTTTCTATTGCAGTATCGATGTTTAATTAATGCTAAAAATAAACTTACGGCTAACCCTGGTCGAGCCATTCGGCAGAGTCAACTTAATCTGATACTGGTAAGTTCCTTTTAGAAACTCACAGGTATTGAGGTCGTATGACACCACATATGGGTTAGAACGATAAGCCCCTTGCCGCAGCCCTATTCTACAGGGCTCATTGTCCACCAACAACTCATTAAATCTGGTTTCAATGGTAATTGTTGGTTTGAGATAGGGAATCATTGGATTCACTAAGTTAAAATTGTAGTCGTACAGCGGAAGAGGCATTAAGCCAACATCCAGAGGTCTTATTTCAGGATAGTTAAACTTTATGTCCATCGGCTCAAAACCAAACCTAATAGTCTGTAATTTATCATCAGAATACCAATCGTCGGGATAGACCCAGAACCTGTGGCATTCTGTTAATATTTGTGGCGTTAAGAGTGGATCTTCTAAATCACATCCACCGGTGCCTGTGCCGCCAGTACCCGAACATGGGTCGTCCGGATAATAACTCCAGACATCAAAATAAACATCTGGTGCCGCAAAGTCATTAGGGACAGAAAATGGGAGATGGTATTTTCCAGCGTAGTATGATCCTGTGCTACCGGTCACATACTCTCGGCATAGCGGATCTGGGTAGTTCACATCTTCTGGGTCTAGTATTGGTATGGTGGCCACTAGGTTATGTGGGGCCACTTGGGTTTTATATATCTGTACTGTGCGGATTGCGTATGGGTCGGTTAACTCACCATTATTAATAAAGTCTACGTTAAGGTCTACAATTCGGCCTTTTCGTGCGGCTATTCTTGGATTTGCATTCGTTAAATCGCAGCTCATAGGAGTTCCTCCTTGATATATTTTATCTCCTACTGCTGTTCATCTGTTTCTTTTCTGCGTCTGCTTTGTCTTTCATTTCCTTGAAGACTCTCTTGACGTGCCATGAGCGATCCTCTGCGGTCATTTGAGCCATCTCAAAGATGCTAAAATGACCGTAGTGTTTCAACTGAAACTCCTGCTCCCTCAGATTTTCATACATCCGCTCATATTCATCGCTGTTTAGATGGGCGAAAGAAATCGCTGGTAATTGGTAGTTCGACTTGAAAATCATTGCCACATTCAGGGCAAGTGATTTCAATCGAACTATCAATACCAGGTGTTTTGTCCTTCATCCATTCACGGATAGTAGCTGTATCTTGAGCGTGCATCTTCTCGATAAAAGCACGGATCTTATATGAATCACGAACGCCCATAACACTAACAATGACCTTCTCTAGATTCTCGGTGACAGCGTCATCTAATTCATCTGTCTTCTTACGCTGAAAAGGGCTGCGCTTAGCTGGTTGAGCAGCGTTAGACTTCTTATTCTTTCTCTTATTCACAATATCCAGAACATCAAACGATCTAAGATATCTGAGACCAACCCATACATCGCGCCCAGTTGCGCTGCTCAAATAAGGCAAGGAGACTTTGAAAGGCTCTTCGCCCAATGATTCATCTGCCCAAACAATCGTGTTTGAGAGATTATTTAAGTCATAAGTATGAGTGCTTTGCGTTGCGCAATCTGTGTTTGGGCACGTCAGCATAAATTCATATTCATTGCCGTGGGTGATACCACGCAAGAAATACAGTAAAAACGTCCTGTCACCAAGTAGTAAATCTGCTGGATCGAAACCTTCTGGGAACACACAACATTCTCTGAAAAGATAGTCAATCGATTGACCGCTCTGTGCCAGACGCTGTGTTGCGAGTACTTTTTCGGCTGTCTGCCCCATGGCTTTGACTTTTACAGTACCATCGGCCCAGCCATAATAAATGCCTTTGCTTGGTAACGTGCACTCTTCCCAAGGAATCAGATTTTCTTGCGGCGTGCTAATAATAGCATCGACAAAGTCATTGTCAGATTTAACACCAGCAAGCATTTGTGCTAAATTAGGATTTATTGGTTCAAAAGCTGGTTCAGTAGGATTATTCTGAGTAACTGGTTTTGAATCTGATAGATCAATTCGCTCTTTGGCCATCTATTAGCTCCTTTGGCTGATATATTAATTACTAGCTAGATGATTCATCAAGATAATCAAACGTCAGAGTAACATCCACAAACTTAATATCACTGCTAGTGTAGGTAAGACTACCATATTTTATAGAAGAAGGCCAGCTACCAGTAAAAACGTATTTCTCCACTAAAGATCCCTGCGGAGTAAAGACTTGAATTTCAGTATCTTTTTTATACTCGGCAGCTGTCCTGACGCCAGTCGTCTGGTCCCAGATAGACTTTCTCCATTCTAACAATATGTCTAACAATCCTTTTGTGTCATAAAAAACAAAGCTAAGATCATCATACACCACATTACTTGCAAATTTATACGTCATACTTGCACCAGTATATGTCTCTTTATCGAAGCTCACATTGGGCAATGTAATATCTTTAAGATAAACTAATGGCTCTCCTTTTTGTGCTGGTTTCCCTAATATAGTTGGCGCTTGCCAGAAATAATTATAAATGAATTTACTTGTCGATTGGCCATATACATTTCCAGAAGGTTGATGTTTGGTATTATCGGTCGCCGCAGTAGAGATTAGGAAACCGGGCATCATTTATCTCCTTCAAAAAATTCGAATCTATTATATTTAACAGATATAGAAACTTCAGAAATAGCAGAGTCAGTATAGTCAAGACCACTTGGCTCATATTTCTCTATATAGCACTCGTATAGTTTATAACAATTTGCAACATCACCATTGCCAAGCAATGTTTGAATTTTTATATTCAGAGGGTCAGAGCCAGGCTGTTCATATAACTGACTATAAAGACCTTCGTTAGGCAACAGATAGTATATCGAGGATAACACACTATTTTTTTCATTTGTGATTTCATAAAATGTTATGTCAACTGGGTTGTAATTCCACTTGCCGGGCATGAAGATTTTGTCTTGACCATGATGAACCACAATCTCGTC